TCACCTGCGTGACAAAGGCATTGTTATCCCTCAGAACAATTCCAGTCGCAAAGACTCTCAGTTCGAAGGTGCGTATGTTAAAGATCCCATCGTTGGTATGCACAAGTGGGTTGCTTCCTTTGACTTGAACTCTCTATATCCTCACCTGATTATGCAATACAATATCTCTCCCGAGACTTTGCTTGCTGGTAAGATGAATGTTACTGTTGACCAGTTGCTCAACAAAGAGATCAACACCACGATGTTGAAAGAACAAAACATTACGCTGACTGCTAATGGTGTATCGTATACCAAAGACAAGCAAGGGTTCATGCCAGCTTTGATGGAAGAGATGTACAAGAATCGTTCTCGTTTCAAGAAGCAGATGTTAAAGATTCAGCAGGAGTTTGAACATGATAAAAAGAACAACGATCTGCGCAAAGAGATCAGTCGGTTAAACAATCTGCAGATGGCCATGAAGATTGCCTTAAACTCTGCTTATGGTGCCATGGGCAACCAGTACTTCCGCTACTTTGATATTCGTATGGCTGAAGGTATTACTACCAGTGGTCAGTTGTCTATTCGTTGGATGGCAAACAAGTTGAATGCGTTTATGAACAAGACGCTAAAGACTAGTGGCAAAGATTACGTGATTGCAATTGACACTGACTCAATCTATCTAACACTGGAAGATCTTGTTGAGACCACCTGCGTTGGTAAAGACACGAATCAAAAGATTGCCTTTATGGATAAGATCTGCGAAGATGTATTCCAACCATTCATCGACAAAGGCTATGATGAACTCGCTACATATATGAATGCATATGATCAAAAGATGCAGATGAAGCGTGAGGTGCTTGCCGATAAAGGTTTGTGGACTGCCAAGAAACGATACATACTTAATGTGCATAACTCTGAGGGTGTTCAGTATGCAACACCAAAGTTAAAGGTCATGGGTCTTGAGATGGTTAAGTCATCGACACCACAGATCATCCGCAACAAGTTGAAAGAATCAATCACTGTTATTCTTGAAGGCAATCAATCAGCACTACATAAATTTATTACTACTTTTCGCAAAGAGTTTAATCAGTTGCCTGTTGAACAGATCTCGTTTCCTCGTTCGGTGAACAATCTCCAGCAGTATACTTCTTCGTCAAACATCTACGGCAGTGGTACACCGATGCATGTGCGTGGTGCTTTGCTTTACAATCACTATCTCAAGAAGGCTAAGTTGGAAGGTAAGTATCCTATCATTCGCGAGGGCGAGAAGATTAAGTTTGTGTATCTCAAGACACCGAATACAATTCAAGAAAACATTATATCGTTTACCAATGAGTTGCCCAAGGAACTTGGTTTACATAAGTATGTTAACTACGACATACAATTTGAAAAAGTATTTCTTGATGCGTTGCAAATTGTAATCCAACCACTTGGCTGGAGCGTTGAAGAAAAATCATCACTGGAGGACTTCTTTGGTTAAGAACATTAGATTAGTTAGAAGCAATGTTGATGTCAGTAAAATCCTTGCTGAGATAAACAAGTACCCCAATGATTGGGATGCTGAAAAGAACATGGACAATACAAACCAGAATGATGAGTTGCCTGTCTCTGTTCTTCAACTTGTCATGGGTGCAGTTGAGAACGAAGGCGAACATCCAAAGGACAGTGAGATCTCAGTAAAGACAGAGATCTATAAAAAGTATACGGAGACTCGTCGCTGGCTCCGCAAAAATGGTTGTGCCGAGTTTGATCGACTTGCCTTTCTTAAACTTGGTCTTGGTCATAGTGTTGGAACTCACATTGATGAAGGAACATACTATCTCACACGAGATCGATATCACCTTTCCATACAGGGTGAATACATATACACAGTGAATGGTCAGGCTGTTGTTATCAAACCAGGAACTTTCTTTTGGTTCAATAACAAGACACCGCATGGAACGAAGAATGTTGGAGACGTTCCAAGGATTACAATGGTATTTGACTTACCACATTCTCCAAACAATCCATAGTTGACATTGCAATTTTTATCAGGCATAATAAAGGAACATATGAGAGTACTAAAATTTTACGCAGACTGGTGCGGACCATGCAAGCTGCTGACTGAAGTTATTCATGACGCACAAGACCAGATTAACATCCCCATTGAAGAAGTCAATATTGATAAGGACAACGCTGTTGCTATTCAATACGGAATTCGTTCAGTGCCAACGATGATTCTTCTTGATGAGAATAATACTGAACTAAAACGTGTGGTTGGTTCTCTTAATCAATCAGATCTATTGACATTCCTAAAAGGATAACATGAGCATACTAGACAAAATTAAAAAGAACACTACTATCAAGGATTCATCTGTCCTTGCTACATCAAAATTCTTTCAAAAGAAAGATATGATTCCTACTTCTATTCCTGCTATCAACGTAGCATTGAGTGGTCGTCTTGATGGTGGTTTAACTCCAGGACTAACAATGTGGGCTGGTCCAAGTAAACACTTTAAGACTGCTTTTAGTTTATTGATGGCTAAGTCTTACATGGACAAGTATCCCGATGCAGCACTACTCTTTTATGACTCTGAGTTTGGTACTCCGCAGTCTTACTTTGACAGCTTTGGTATTGATACAAACCGAGTTATTCATACTCCTCTTACCGATGTGGAACAATTAAAGTTTGACATCATGCAGCAATTGCAAGGTGTTGATCGTGGTGATCATCTAATCATCGTTATTGATTCGATTGGTAATCTTGCTTCAAAGAAAGAAGTTGAAGATGCTCTTGATGGTAAGTCTGTTGGTGACATGACTCGTGCCAAACAAATGAAAAGTTTGTTTCGTATGATTACACCGCACCTTAACTTAAAGGATATTCCACTGGTTGTTGTTAACCATACGTATATGGAAATTGGTTTATATCCAAAGGCAATCGTTGGTGGTGGCACTGGTTCATACTACTCTGCTGACAACATCTTTATCCTTGGTCGTCAACAAGAAAAAGATGGCACTGAATTAATGGGTTACAACTTTATTATCAACGTAGAGAAATCTCGCTATGTTCGTGAGAAAGCAAAGATCCCTGTTACTGTTATGTTTGATGGTGGTATCTCCAAGTGGTCTGGGTTACTTGAGATGGCTCTTGAATCTGGTCATGTGGTTAAACCCAGCAATGGTTGGTACTCACGTGTTGATGTAACCACTGGCGTTATTGAAGACAAGAAGTGGCGTATTAAGGATACTGATTCCAAAGAATTTTGGTTGCAGGTTCTTATGGATAAATCTTTCCAGCAATGGGTCACTGAGAACTATCAGATATCATCTGGTTCCATTATGCAAAATATGGATGACGATGAGATTGAAAAAGAATTAGCCAAGATCGATGATTAAGTATACATTCGTTGAAAAAGCAGAAGCAACTGGTGAATACACTGTTGCTTTAAAATTTCTTGAGGGTAAGTACGAGGGTATGGTGTTCTCGTATGGAGAAGTCAAATTCATAGAGCATGGTGATGAAGATGCTGTTACTTTAAAGTTTGATTATGAAATCCATAAGAACCCTGGAAATGTTGACACCTTTGACAAAGCAGAGGTAGAATATGTTCTGGGAGGTTTTCTTCAAGAACTTATCAAAGAACAACTTGGTAAGAACGAACTCATTTACACTGGTGGAACTGATTAATGCGAATTGAAAAAACGATTCTTTCGAATCTTGTACATAATGAACAGTATTGCCGTAAGACCTTGCCCTTTGTAAAGACTGATTATTTTTCCGATCGTAAGGAAAAGATGATTGCTGAAGAGATTACAAAGTTTTACGATACCTACAATAAACCAATCACGTTGGAAATTCTTGCCATTCAACTTGGCAATAGGCATGATCTCGGAAGTGACTCAAAAGAGATTGATACATATATCAATGAACTAACCTCAAAGGAAACGAATGAGGAATGGTTGGTCACAGAGACTGAGAAGTTTTGCAAACAGCGAGCAGTATACAATGCTATCCTAGCATCAATTAAAATTATTGAAGGTAAAGATGATAAACACAACCAAGAGGCTATACCCAGTTTACTTTCTGATGCACTTGGGGTTAGCTTCGATCGCCATGTTGGTCATGACTACCTTGAAGACTTTGATGATCGGTTTGACTTTTATCATAGAGTTGAAGAAAAGGTTGCTTTCGATCTGGAACTCTTTAACAAAATCACCAAAGGTGGACTCTCAAAGAAAACACTAAACGTAGCATTGGCTGGTACTGGTGTTGGTAAGTCTTTGTTCATGTGTCACTTTGCTGCTTCAACTTTGATGCAAGGTTTAAATGTACTATACATAACTATGGAGATGGCTGAAGAACGTATCGCTGAACGTATCGATGCTAACCTTTTGAATCTTGGCATGGATGAACTAAAGGTTATCGACAAAGATATCTTTAGTAATCGTATTGCAAAGGTTCAAAAGAAAACACAGGGTAAACTTATCATCAAAGAGTATCCAACTGCTTCTGCGCATGCTGGTCACTTTCGTTCTTTGCTTGAAGAACTAAAACTCAAGCGTGATTTTCTTCCTGACATTGTTATTATTGATTACCTTAATATCTGCGCCAGCCAGCGTATGAAGATGGGTGCAAGTGTTAACTCTTATACATATATCAAGAGCATAGCAGAAGAACTGCGTGGTCTTGCCGTAGAGTATAACGTACCTTTGCTTTCAGCAACACAAACGACTCGATCTGGTTTTGCAAACACTGACGTGGAATTAACTGATACATCTGAATCTTTTGGATTGCCAGCCACCTGTGACTTTATGTTTGCGTTAATGACCAGTGAAGAATTGGATGGGTTGGGTCAGATTATGATTAAGCAGTTGAAGAATCGGTATGCCGATCCAAACTACTACAAAAGATTTGTTGTAGGAATTGACAGATCAAAGATGAGGCTGTATAATGTAGAGGTGAGTG